CGTAACGCTCGAACAACTGAAAGCGGTAAGCCGCTTGATTACACGATCTTGGCTAGTGAGTTCCAGTTGGCTCCTATTCCTGATTCAGCATATACAGTGAAATTGCTGTATTACTCTGCACCTGAATTTTTGAGCGACACAAATTCAAGCAATGTGTTTATGGCTAATGCGCCTGATGCTTTGCTTTATGCTTCTTTGTTGGAAGCAGAGCCATTTTTAATGAATGACGCTCGAATCAATACATGGGGAACTATGTATGACCGAGCAATCTCAACCCTGACAAAATCTGACGAGTCATCTCAGTATTCAGGCGTTCCACTTTCAATGACACTTGCAACGAGGTAATCATGTCCGAAATGTCAAACTATCTTGAGACAGCGTTGGTTAATGCTGTTCTTCGTAACACAAGCTACACAAGCCCTGCCACTGTTTATTTGGCGCTCTACACAAGCGACCCAACTGATGCAGATTCGGGAACTGAGGTTTCTGGCACTTCTTACGCTCGTCAGTCGATCACTTTTGGTTCGCCTTCTAACGGGGTGACGACAAACAGCGCAGCGATTGAATTCCCTCAAGCTGGTGGCTCGTGGGGAACAATTACTCACGTTGGCATCCGTGATGCTTCTACGGCTGGTAACTTGCTGTTTCACACTGCCTTGGATGCTTCTAAAACAATCGCCACTGGTGACGTTTTCCGCATTGCATCTGGTTCATTGAGCGTGACATTGGCGTGATATGGCTGACCTGCTCCCACCGTGGACAATTGACAGCCTAGATAACCTTAAGGCTAGTCTTGATGACTTAACGCTGTCTCTTGACAGTCCGTTATATACAACATCTGTCACTCTGTGGGATGCTTACGGTTCTGTAAGTTCTACTGCTACCGTATCGGCAAATTCAAGCGTCACGTTTGCTGGCGCTGCTTCTGTTTCCTCATCTGCATCTGTCTCATGTGAGGCTATCCGTGTAGCACTAGGTACGGCATCAGTAGACGCTTCTGCAAGCGTTTCTTGTGATGCTGTGAGGGTTGCTATTGGAACAGCAGATATAAGCGCTTCTGCGGCTGTTTCTGCGGCTGGACAGCGTATCGCCATCGCATCTGCTGACATATCTTGCTCTGCTACGGTAACTGCTCTTGGTGGAATTGTTGCCAATGCTTCTGCTGATATCAGCTCAAGTGCTACGGTATCTGCTGACGCAATTCGAGTTCGTGAGGCTGACGCTTCAATTACTGCATCTGCAACAGTTACGGCTTTGGGTGGTGTTATCGCTGATGGCGCTGCATCTGTAAGCTGTGACGCAACATTTGAGGCTGATGGTTATGCCATATTCGATTTCACTGCGTCTGTGGATTGCAACGCTGTTGTTGTTTGCAATGGGGTGCGTGTGGGCGATAATTGGTCTGACGTACCAATTAGCACAGATACTTGGGCTGATGTGTCACAAAATGACAACACTTGGTCAGAAGTGAGCGTAGGCTCAAATTCTTGGTCAGATGTTGCAAGTAACTCAAACACTTGGGCGCAAACTGCCTCAAGTTCAAACACTTGGCTGAGACAATGACAATACAACGCGTTCCATTAGGTGAGTGGCTACCAGACCAACCAGGTCTAATTGGGGCTATCACAAAAGCACAAAACTGCTATCCAACACAAACAGGATATGCGCCTTTTCCGTCTGAGGCTGATTTGTCTGCTGCTGCTGACGAGAACTTGATGACGCTGGCTTACTCAAAAGACCAATCAGGCACAATCAAGCTGTTTGCTGCTGGTAAAAGTAAGATTTATTCTGTTGACTCTGTTGGTGCGCTAACTCAGGTTTGGTATACGTCTGGCACTTATGCACAGTCTGGAACAACGACTTTAACGGTTACGGCAACAGCTCACGGATGGAAAACTGGTGATTCTGTTTATTTGAACTTCACTAGCGGAACTGCTGTTGATGGTCAATTTACTATCACCAAACTTACTGCTGACACTTTTACAGTGACAACAACATCTGCAACAACGACAGGAAACGTAAGAATCTCGTCAGTTGAAGCAGGGTTTAGCACTCCTGATGGTCAGCGTATTCGATTTACTCGTTTTGGTAATCGCACAATCGCTGCTAATTTTGGTGATCGCCTTCAGTCGTTTGTGGCTGATACAAGCACATCATTCCGTAACCTTGCTGATGATGCGCCGATTGCTAAGTTTGTGACTGTTGTACGCGATTTTGTGGTAGCGGCTAACACTACTGACAACTCAGGCGACTATCCGTATCGAGTGCAATGGTCTGGTTTGAATGACGAAACGACTTGGACTTCAAGCCAGATTACTCAAGCTGACTATCAAGACATTCCTGATGGTGGTCATATTACTGGCATCCGTGGTGGTGAGTTTGGTCTTATCCTGATGGAAAAGGCGATTCACCGCATGAGTTATGTAGGTACGCCTTTTATTTTCCAGTTTGACAATATCAGCCGTGAAAAGGGTTGTATTGCCGCAGGTTCTATCAGTCAATATCAAGGATTGACGTTCTTTTTGTCTGATGACGGTTTTTATCTATGTGACGGTCAACAAGTCGTTCCAATCGGTGCAGAGAAGATAGATCGCTATTTCTTTAGTGATGCTGACCCTGACTTTTCAACAATGTCATGCGCTGTTGACCCTGTTCGCAAGCTGGTATTGTGGAACTACAAGAGTCGTTTCGCAGAGCGTAAGTTGATTGTTTACAGCTTCACAACTAAGAAGTGGGCCGTAATGATGACTACGGCTGACTACATCTCTGACGCTACGACTGCATCTGTCACACTTGAGCAATTGGATAGCATTAGCGCATCAATTGACGCTTTGTCGGTATCTTTAGATTCAAACCTGTACGCAGGCGGTAAGTATTTCTTGGGTGGTACGACAAGCACAAAAGTCATTACTTTTAGCGGCGCGCGCAAGACTGCAACCATTGAAACTGGCGATATTTCTACTGGCGGCAGGTCATTGGTGACTTTGTCTCGGCCACAGATTGACAATGGCTCTGCATCGGTTGCATTGGCTTCTCGTACATTGTTGAGCGATGGCGTTACATTTGGAACAAGTACACCTGCTGACTCTGATAACAGGATTTCTTTGCGTGGTTCTGGTAATTACCATCGGCTACAAGTGACACCAACTGGTGACAACTGGAATATGGCTGTTGCCGTGGATATTGATGTTGTACCTCAAGGGAGTCGTTAATGTTTCGCACACTACCCGTATTTGGTGGAGATCAAAGGGCTGTTGCGGAAATCGTCAACGGCATTATGAATGGCAAGACAAACAATCACGGTACTGTGACGCTTGCCACTGGTAATGCCACATCTACAACGATCTATGACGAGCGAATCAGTCCTGACAGCAAGATAGTTGTTATACCTTATTCTGCTGCTGCTTACACAGATTCAACGCCTTATGGTGCGTTTCAAGACTCCACAGATCAAACGGCTGCATCTACGACTGCTGCCTATGCTGTGACGTTTAACACAACAGACTTTTCTAATGGCATTTCTGTTGCAAGCAATTCCCGTATCACTGTCAAAAGTTACGGAATTTATAACTTTCAATTTAGTTTTCAGTTTAATAATACTGATACACAAATTCAAGACGTTGATATTTGGTTCTCTAAGAACGGTACAAACATTGCTAACTCAAACAGTCAGTTTTCAATTCCTAACTCGCATGGTGGTGTAGACGGGCATTTGATTGCTGCAATGAATTTTTGGGTCGAGATGCAAGCTAATGATTACGTTGAAATCATGTGGCGTACAACAAGCACAACAGTCTCAATTCAGCAGATTCCAGCTCAAACAAGCCCAACGCGCCCTGCAACGCCTTCGGCAATCGTAACGGTTAACTTTGCATCATCAAACGGCACAAACGCTGCTGGTGATTATGGCGTTTACGTCAGTTCTTTAGGAAAAAGCACTGCGACCTTAACGCATTTCGCAAACGCAACATCAAACAAAACTTACGCTTACATAATCGTAGGCTAGTGTATATAATGGCTCCGTGGATGACCCGCCTCGGAGTCCTTTGAAAAGAAAGGTGCTTTTATGGCAGTCGAAACAACCACATCCACACAGACCACACAGATTGACCCAACAATTCAGCCGTATTTGAAATACGGTCTTGAAGAAGCTCAACGCTTGTATCAAGCTGGTGGCCCACAGTACTTTACTGGTCAGGCTTATGTAGGCCCATCTCAAGCCACACAAACAGGCATTGAGGCTTTGCAAGCTCGTGCTGGAGCTGGAAGTCCTTTGTTAGGCGCTGCTCAAAATCAACTGTATGGCACTATTCAAGGTGACTATCTTGGTGGAAATCCTTTCTTTCAAGGTGCTTTTCAACCTGCCGCACAAGCCGCTACTGATGCGTTTAACACAGCAATTGGTAACGTAACATCTGCCGCATCAAAGGCTGGTCGTTATGGCTCTGGTGCAATGCAAAACTTGAAAAATGCTGCCGCTGGTCAATTGGCTCAAAAGCTCACTGGTACGGCTGGACAGTTGGCATACGAGAATTATGCAAATGAACGCGCTCGTCAACAACAAGCAACATTTGGAGCGCCTCAAATGGCGGCTGCTGATTATGCTGACATTCAACAAATGTTGGCTGCTGGTCAGTTTGGCGAAGGCTATCAACAACAAGCACTTGATGCCGCAAAGCAAAAGTTTGCGTTTGAACAGGCTGCGCCACAAACTCAGTTGCAAAGTTACTTGTCAAACATCGGATTGATTCCAAAAGGTCAACAACAAACAACTCAAACGCCTTACTTCACTAACCCAACAGCTACGGCATTGGGTACAGGTTTGCTTGGTGTTCAACTGTTGGGTGGTCTTGACAAATTAGGCACTGGTGGAACTGGTGGCTTACAGCAAGGTTGGAATTGGCTATCTGGTAGTCCAGCATCAACTAACTATGGCTCAATGCCTAGTGGCGTAGATCAATGGTGGTTAGGATAAATCATGGCACTTTTAGACTTTTACGGCGAAACGCCTTCATATCTCGGTGGACTGCTTGGTGCTGACGAACTCAAGCGTTTGCAAGAGCAAGCTCAAAGCCAATCTAACTTAGGCATGGCTACTGCGCTGCTTCAGGCTGGCGCTCCAAGCCGTACACCTGGCGGTGGCGCTTTGGCTATTGCTCAAGGTCTGCAAATGGGCCAACAGGCTTACAAACAGGCTTTGAACCAAGGTCTTCAAGAGAAGATGGCTGGTATGCAAGTGCAAGAATTGATGCGCAAGCAACAAGAAGCTGAGGCAGTGCGCCGTTTCTTGCCTAACCTGATTCAGCCTGGCGCAGTTGAACAAAACTGGTCTGGTGCTCCAGAGCAAATTGGTCAGTATTTTCAAACTGGCGCAATTCCTACTCAACAAGCTCCATCGACAATCAATCGTGAGGCTTTACAGCGTTTGGCTTTGGTTTCTCCTGAAACATATGCCAAGTACAAGCCTGAATACAAAGAGGTTGACGGTAAGTTGATTGAGATTTCTCCATTGACAGGAATTAACACTGTTGCTGGACAAGGTAAATTGACATATCAAGACCTTGGTAATGTCATTGTTGCTCTTGATGCAAGCGGCAAAGAAGTTGGTCGTATGGCTAAAGGTGCGGCTCCATCTGGCCCTGTATCTTTACAATCTGTTGAAACAGAAAACGGCGTAATGACGTTTAACCCTAGAACTGGTCAATACACTCCTGTTGTTGCAGGTGGTCAGCCTTTGATGGGTAAGGGTGCTGGTAAATTGACTGAATCCGAAGGTGCTGCTGTAACTTACGGTATGCGTATGAACCAAGCAGATTCAATTCTCAAGCCTCTTGAAAATGCTGGATTGAAAGATACTGGCAAGATTCGCGCAGGAGTTAGCGGAACTCTTGGTGCAACACCTTTAATTGGTGATGCTCTTGCTCGTGGCTCTGATAATGTTTTTAACACATTGCCAACAATTCTTGGTGGTCTTAACGAAGATCAACAAAAAACAGTTCAAGCTCGTGTGAACTTTATCACCGCTGTTTTGCGTAAGGAATCTGGCGCATCTATCTCGCCAACTGAATTTGCAACTGCTGAGAAAAACTATTTCCCTGCTCCTGGCGATTCTGAAACAATCGTAAAACAAAAACAGGCTGCTCGTGAATTGGCAATAAAAGGCATGAAGATTCAGGCTGGTAAAGGTGCGAAGTTTATTGAACCAACAGAAGGCCAATGGTCGGTGGTGCGCTAATGGAAACACAAATCTACAAAGTTCGTGACCCAAGCGGTGCGCTGCGAGAGATTCGCGGCCCTGTTGGTGCAGACGATGAAACAATTATTGCAAAGGCTAAAGAGCTTTTTGCAAATGAAAAACCTGTTGATATGGCAAGCAAGATTCCTGGCCAGGTATCAACATCTAAAGCCGAGCCTGAAATGTCAATGGCTGACATTATTCGCGGAATTGTAGAAACACCTGCTGCGGTTGCGGCTAACCTTGTTTCTGGCCCTGTAACGTATCTTTCTGGTGCTGGTGGCCCTGAATTTCAGCAAGCGGTTGCTCGTAATATTCAGTATCAGCCTCGCACTCAAATGGCTCAAAACGTGCTTGGTGCTATTGGTCAAGGATTTGAAACTGCCAAAATTCCACCTTTTATGCCTCAGTTTGTAGGCGCTCGACCAAGTGGAGTTGCAACTCAAGCTCAAGAGGCTGTGACTCAAGCCGCTAAAGCTCCTGTCGCTTTGGCTGACGTTATTGGCGCGATTGGCGGTCAAGAGGCTGCTCCCGTCATGCAAGGTATGGGTGCTGCTGAGGCAGCAAAGGCTTTACAGCGACAAACACGCGCTCAAGGTTTGCGTGTGCCTGTTGAGCTTACAAAAGGCGAGGCAACACGATTGCCAGGTGTTCAAGGCTTTGAATCTGAGACACGCAAGGTTTATCCTGAAACTGTTGGCAAGCCACTCATTCAACGTCAAATTGACACAAATCAAAAGATTCTTAGCAACTTTGATGCGTACACAACCGCTACTGGTGCTGAAATGTCAGGAAATCTGCGACCTGTTGGCAAGATTGTTGACGCTGCTTTGGTTAAAGAAGCCAAGAGCGCAATGGGTGAAGTCAATGCGGCTTACCAAAAGGCTCGCGCATCTGGAGAAACAAAGGCGCTTGTTCCGTATGATGGTTTGCTGACATACATCAATGAACAAGGCCCAACTGTCAAAGAAAAGTTGGCTCCTATACTTGGTGCTGTTGAAGATCAACTATTTAAGAACGACCCACAGAAAACTGGTGCTGTCACTATTGATGCACTTGAGGATGTTTATCAGTTCATCAATAAGAACTCACAAGAAGGCACTCCAAACGCTGTTCAAGCCCGTGAGTTGAAGAATCTGATTAACCAAGCAACAGAAGGTGCTGGTGGTGATCTTTATAAGCAAGCTCGTCAAAAGCGTGTGCAATATGCACGACAGTTTGAGAACGCTGCTGCTGTTGACAAGTTGTTGCGTAACAAGCCTGGCACTACTGATCGAGCCGTTGCTTTTGAAGATGTGTTTGAACACTCAATCTTGAGGGGTAGTTTTGACGATACACGCAACATTGCTGTATTGTTGAAAAAAGGCGGTGAAGAAGGTCAGCAAGCGTGGAAAGAGCTGCAAGGTCAGACTATCCAGTACATCCGTGACCAAGCCACTAAGAATATTCAGCGTGACGCAAATGGAAACCCAGTTCCATCCGCTGCTGCAATGAACAAGGCAATACGTGATTTGGATTCTGACGGAAAGTTAGATTACATCTTTGGCAAAAAAGGCGCTGAGGAAATCCGTGAATTGCGTGATGTGATGGTTGACGTTTACAGCCCTGTACCTGGTACTGTAAACACATCAAACACCGCAAGTGCTTTGTTAAGAGGTTTGGAGCGTATCAACGCATCACCATTGTCAAAGATTCCTGTTGTTGGTTCTGCAACAAAGTACGCAGAAGAATCATTGCAACAAAAAGCTCTGAAAAAGATGGTTGAAGAATCTCTGAAATATCAGCCTTAAACATTTAAACAAGGAAAGCTATGTCAAAAGACAAAATCAGCGATTACAGCGCAACAGCAAACTCCAACACGGACATTGCTGGCATTAACATCGACGAAGGCTGTGCGCCAAGTGGCATTAACAACGCCATTCGTACATTGATGAAGCAGTTGAAAGACTTTCAGCAAGGCACTAACTCTGACTCATTTAATGGCCCTACTAATGGCGCTCACAATGGCACTGTTGGTGCTACTACTCCTGCTGCTGGTACTTTTACAACATTAACTGCAAGCGGTAATGTTGTGCTTGGTGATGCTAGTACAGATACGCTCAATGTTGGTAATGGCGGTCTTATTAAAGACGCCTCAGGCAACCTAGGCTTGGGTGTTACTCCTAGTGCTTGGCTGTCTACTCAAAAGGCTTTTGATATCGGCACATATGGCGCTGTTGCATCATCTAGTGGCGGAGCTATCCGTATTACAAGTAATGCTTACTTAAACAGCTCTGCATCATGGATTTATAAGAATACAGCCGCAGCAACTCTTTATGAGCAAGATGGTGGGGTACATACTTGGAAATATGCAGCCTCAGGCACAGCAGGTAACGCCATCACCTTCACCCAAGCAATGACGCTTGATGCTAGTGGGAATTTGGGTGTTGGTACTACAAGTCCAGGTACAAAGGTAGATATTGGTTCTGGTACTTTACGCATTAAGAATGCTAGTGGTGATTCAAATGGCTTGCAAATCTACCAAGCTGCGTCAGACGTATCTAGCATTTTTAACTATTACAGCGGCCCAATTGCTTTTGGCACAAATAACACAGAACGCGCCCGTATCGACTCCAGCGGTAACTTGCTGTTGGGGACTACAAATAGCAACCCCATTGGTTCAAATGTAGCTGGTATTGTTTCGTCACCTTCAGGTAACTTTTCTGTTTCTCGTGATGCTGCACCTGCTTTGGACTTGAATCGTTATACAAGCGATGGCACTTTGGCACGTTTTTATCGTAGCGCCACACAAGTTGGTCGAATTGATGTAACAACAACCGCAACGTCTTACGTCACATCGTCTGACTATAGACTGAAAGAAAACCCACAGCCCATGCAAAACGCATTGGCAACTGTTGCACAACTAAAACCATGTACGTATACATGGAAAGTTAATGGTCAACAAGGACAAGGTTTTATTGCTCACGAATTGCAAGCTGTTGTTCCAGATGCGGTAAGTGGAGAAAAAGATGCCGTGGATGAAAACGGTGACGCTGTTTATCAAGGTATTGACACCAGCTTCTTGGTTGCAACTTTGACAGCGGCAATCCAAGAACAACAAGCTATTATTGACTCACTCAAGGCACGTTTGGATGCCGCAAATCTGTAAGGAAACACAAACATGACTACTTGGACAATCAACCAACTTGAACGCAACACTTCTGATGGTTTTGTGACTACTGTGCATTACACAGTTACTAAAGTAGATGGAGACTTTTCAGCATCTACTTACGGCACTGTCAGCTTTGAAGCTGGTACACCTGAGACACCTTTTGAGTCTCTCACAGAAGCTCAAGTGGTTGCATGGGTAAAAGACAAGCTAGGTGAGGAAGTCGTAGAGGCTGCTTTGACTGCTAATATTGAAGCTCAACAAAACCCTGTTAAAGCGTCTGGCTTGCCTTGGAGTAACTAATGGGCGATACCATCTCAGTCACAGCGGCTCGTTTGGATACACACGAAGCCGTATGCGCTCAAAGATACGAAACTATCAGTGATCGCCTTGATAAAGGAGCTGAACGCATGGATAAGATGCAATATCTGATTTATGCTGTTTTGGCTGCTGTGTTGCTTGGCCCTGGCGCTGCTGCTGAATTCTTTAAACGACTAATCGGCTTGTGAGGCTGCTATTGACCCAATTTCCCTTCTCATGGCAGCTCAAGCGGCTGTCGCAGCAGTCCGTAAGGGCTGTGAGATGCTGTCTGAAGGGAAAGCGGAGATTAGCAAACTCAAGTCTACTGTTGAAAAAGGGATTGGTGACGCTAAAGCAATCTATAAAGAAGTTACAGGACTTTGGGGATGGCTTAAAGGCTTATTCACAGGCGCGAATCCAGCTAGAAGCACGCCTGTACCAGCACTCGTTGAATCCACAAATAAACCAGCCGAGCAAAAAAGAACTCAGAAACCTTCAAAAGCAGTTGAACTCAGTTATGAGGAGTACCAGACACAAGCTATCCACCAAGTATGTGAGCAACTAAAGACATTTTTTGAGATTCGTAGGAATCTAAAAGCGCATTGCCTTGAATTGGAAGAAATTTCTAAGACGACAACGACAATTGAAGACAGTGCGATTGACAGGGTAGAAATCGAGCTTCAGCTTGAGAATATGACTGTCCAAATCAGGGAAGCGATGGTTTATGCGCCTAAAGAACTGAGGGCGATTTACAGTCGATTTCTTGAGATGTATGACTTAATCTTGGAAGAACAAGAGTTTGCTAGGCAACTCAAACGAAAGAACGAAAGAGATGCTAAATGGCAACGCGAACTTCTACGCAATCACAGGGTAGACAGGGCAGTGGTATCGGCGCTAGTCTTTCTTCTAGTTCTGTGGATGTGGGCGTTCATGCTATCGCTAGGATGGCTCGTGAGGATACAAGATGGTTCGTTGTAGGTGTTGTAACGCTTTCCATTGTGTTGTTTTTGGCTTTGCCAGTTTCTATGTTGGTCGTGATTGACTACATGAAATTAAGAGCTGAGATGCAATATGAGATAAGACAAATTCGCAAACTCAAACAAGATTTGAAAGGAAAGAATGAAAAAGCTGTTGCTGATAAGCCTGTTGCTGATAGCGGGGTGTGAAGACCGTTGGAGATATTTTTGTCAAGACCCAAAGAATTTTCAACAAAAAAGATGCCAAAGACCTGATTGTTTATTCACGCAAGACTGCCCTGATTATCTTGTTGCTCCAGTTTTGGAAAAACAAGCACAACAACCTCAACCTGCATCTTCGGAGACTAAATGAAATCTTTTGAAATTCAATCCGTAGAAGAACTTGTAAAACTTATTCAAGTTATTGTTTGGGGCATTGTTGTCTTTGTCCTAATGATGGTTCTTGGTGGAATCGTTGGAACTATGTTGTACTCAGTAACATTTGTCCAACAGCCTTTAAAGGCAATGGCTCCTATTGATATGGCATATACCAAGATGCTTAACGATATTGTTTTGATCTTGGCTAGTAGCGTTACAACCATTGTCAGTATGTTTGCTGTCAACAAAGGGATTCAATCTGCTGCTGAAAAGATGGCTCCTACTATTGGTAATCCACCCCCACAGCCACAAGCCGTAGCGCCTAGCAATACCCAAGCGACTACGGCAAATGGGACAATTCCTGATTTCAATTGGATGGGCACAACGCCTGTTCAGTTTGATGAAGAATGGAGAGCACCACCACCGCCAACAACTCCACCAAATCACTTAGAGCCTGAGCATGAACGAGAAGAACTTGCCTTGGCTAGAGCAGGGGAACGATGATGCGCCTACCGAATCCTTGGATGATTCTTGGAGCTATCACTGCCGCTTGTCTTGTATATTTTTACGCCCACCATGTAGGCTATGTGAAAAGAGACCAAGAGATGCAGCTAGAGATAGCCAAACTGAATGGCGAAGCTCGTGAGAAAGAGCAAAAACTCTCAGAAGACTTGAATCAAACATCTTCACAACTGAAAGACGCTAACGATGCAATTACTCAAAAACAGTCTGCTCTTGATCGTGCTATCAACTCTGGTAGGGTGCGCATCAACTCAAGTTGCGTACAAACCAGTTCAAGTGCCACCACTGCCAGCGGAAATCAAGCCGAAACAAGCGAATCTGAGCGAGAGACTCTCAGACTTATTGCTCAACTCGCAGCAGAAGGCGACAGGGCAATCAACGAACTCAACGCCTGTATCGCGGCCTACAATCAAGTAAGAGAGGCAGTAAATGGTCAACGCTGAACAATTAGCAAAGCTACACATTGGCGCTCAGTGGGTTGATGCACTGAATGAGACTTTTACACGATTTGGCATAAACTCGCCTAATCAGCAAGCGGCCTTTATCGGGCAATGTGGGCATGAATGCGGTAACTTTAAAATCCTTGAGGAAAATTTAAACTATCGTGCTGCTACTTTAATGAAGCTGTGGCCTAAACGCTTTCCAACTCAAGAGGTAGCCAATGCTTACGAAAAGAACCCAAAAAAAATCGCCAACATGGTCTATGCTTCAAGAATGGGCAACCGTGATGAATCATCTGGTGATGGTTATCGTTTTCGGGGTCGTGGGTGTATTCAGCTTACTGGTCATGCTAATTATTTTCACGCTGGCAAGGCATTGGGCGTTGATTTTGTTATGCAGCCTGACCTTGTGGCTACTCCAAAATACGCAGCTTTAACGGCTGGCTGGTTTTGGTCAACTCATGGCTGTAATGAGATTGCAGACCGTGGAGATTGGACTCAATTAACCAAGAAGATCAACGGTGGCACGATTGGTCTTGATGATCGAATCAAACACACCAATGAGGCTTTAGCAGTGCTTCAATCTTGAAATACTTGCAAGGCAAGAACAACAAGAAACACACCAACATAAACGGCTGCTGCTGCAAACAAAAAGCAAATCAGTTCAATCAAGCTATCCATGTTTGTGTTCTTTCGCTTCGCCTAAAGTTTGGAAGTATTCATCACAGCGATTGCAACGCCAGAGCCTTTGTTCTCTGACTGTTGCAAGTCGCTGTTCTCTATTTCTCCACCCTACTATTACTCGTGAATCTCCCCGATAACTTGTCACGGGTTCGATGTTTGATGGAAGTTTTATAGTGGTTAGGTGCTTCATTTTGCAGAAAATAAGCTAAGTCAGACCCGCTTATTTTATTTGCAATCTGTTGTTTCTTTGGTTTCTCCACTGTCTCCCACTTGGGCCACGGGGCATTTGGTGCTAGGACTGTCTTGTACTGGTTCATTTTTCTTTCCAAAAATTAGGTCGTAGTTGTCAGAATACTTTTCATAGTCTGGCATTGGTCTTGGTGCGCTGCCTTTTCCACTCATTGCTCTCTCGCTTTCAGCATTGCATGACGATCCATGTGGTGAGTGTGACAAAGCCAATTAACTTTTAACGGTTTTTCGTAGTTGTCATGATGGGCGTGTATTCCTTTTATTGACCCACATACCTCACATGGTTGTTTTATAAGTTTGCCATTCCTGACTGCCGTTTGAACTGCTTGATGTGCCGCTTTTTTTTCTGGATGATCTGCTCTCCATTTTGCAGTGGCTTTTGATCTGTTGCTTGAGTTTCTTGCGCTGTAAGCGTTATTGTTTTTTCGTTTTGTTTCGCGATGTTTTTTAGCTGACTCGACAGATGCTTTGCTTCTGCAAGGTTTACACCAATATCCTTGGCGTTTATTGTGGTCATCCTTAAATTCAGTTGGTGTTCCGCACTTTGTGCAATCTTTAATCATGTTTCGTCCCTTGCGCGAAGCATTGCTTCTGCCATTAAATAAGCATACTTTGCAACAACAGTATCTGTTACAACCTTGTCTTCTGTTGGTGTTCTTGGAGAAGCAAGCAACCCTTGCATCGCCTTGGCAGCAAAGTAATCACGCAATGTCATGCCTCTATGCGGGTCAAACTCGTGGTATGTGGGAAACGCCTGCCCACCTGTTTTATCACTCATTTAACCCCCTTTGGCATACCTGCCTTTGAATAAACAAGAAACTCAGTCGGCTTCAAAGAAACACGCTTCGTCTTTGGAAAAGTGCTGATTGTGTTCACAGTGACACTAGCGTTTTCTCTAGTGGCTCGTGACAAAGCACCGTACTTTTGTCCATTCTCTTTAGCTGCTGATTCTGAGCGAATCGTTGATAAAAACTCTGGCATATACGTTTCAACGTAAGCAGGGTGAAAAGCATTAACAGTCATCTATCATCCAATCAATTAAAAGACAAAAAATTACGAAACTCATAAAACCTCTGCTGACTTTAACTTTCCTGTTTCACCATCAAAGGTGAGTTTTATGTGGTCGCCGTGGTCATTGGTTTTTGTGAAGCAAGACTCAAGAATCATTGAGTCATTCATATAGAACACGCCGTAGTAAACAAAGTCAGGCTTCGGCTCTGGCTTGATGCGATAGACGGAGTTGTCACCCCAATACGGATCATGGCAATAGTGCCACGCGCCCGATGGAAGTTTGACTTCAATTTCAGCACCGTCAGCCCATGCTTTTATAAGCTCTGCATGTCTATGTGGTTTTCTCATAACAACTTCTCCTGAACTGGCTTAAACCGCCATTCACGTTCTTGTCTGCCACTAAGCGATTCAACTGTCTTACCTGTAAGTTCAATCAAATCTAACTTTTGAAGCTCACTTAAACGCCTTGCTACTTGATTGCTTTGAAGTCCTGTCTGTGTAGCAATACCATCCTTACCAAGTGGGCCAAATCGTTGCAGACAAGCCACAATGACCTCTTGGTGCATCTTGGCTACGTCTTTTACTGAATCAGCCGCTTGAAAGCTGGTGATTGCGTCTGTTGCTCTTGCTCTGAAAAATTTAAACATATCGGTTCCTATGCAAATGGGTGGTGGTACTCGCTGCACTGTGATCTAGAGGTCGCTGCGTTTTCAGATATATGCCCGTGGAATACAGAATCCGCTTTCCCACCGAAATCAATTAAAACGGAATGTAATCGTCTTGTAGACCATCATTTGGCTTCTGTGCTGGCACAGATTTTTGTTCATCTGTGCGTGGCTCAAACAAATAAGCCCAGCCTGTCCAGCCACCTTCAACCAATGGAACTTGATCAAGTTTGAGCATATTGCCCTTCTTTGTCTCAATGACTGAACCGATACGCTGGTAGCGAATCTTCTCTTGTCCATCTTTCTGGTATGTTCCAGCCTTTACAGTTACTTCATAGATTATTGACATTTTTTTCCTTACTTTGAATGTTCATCTGAAATTTGTTTTACGATTTTGTCGTAATACTTACGCGCTTCATCGACCTTGAATTTTATTTTGTCTTCAAGAGCCAAATCACGTTTGTAGTTAAGCAATGTCACGCGCAACTCAGGCGCAATATGCTCAACGTAATGCAAAGCCTTATCCTCAAACCCTACCAAGTGGTCAGGCGTGTTTACAAGGCAATATGCAATCTGTGCTTGATCTAATTCCCAAAGCATCATGTAAGCGCGAACCTGCCACTCATAGGTTTTGTTTTCGCCTTCTGATGCCAAGCATGGGAACGTAGCAAGCGACCAAGATGACTTAATATCAATGATGCGATCAGCAACAATGTCAGCTTCACCAGTTAGCCAATCGTTTGTCTTACGCTCTGTGTTCTTTTTGTAATCAGTGAACAGCACAGAGTTAAGCAATTCAATCGAGCGATTTTCTACAAGTAACCCTTTCTCGGTGTACTTGCTAGAAAACTTCTCGTCATAGCCATAAACAAACTCTTTGGCTTGCTTGGTAATGGCTGTTTTGGCTCCAACAGACAAGGTTTCATCCTTGCCTTTTGGGTCTGTCATTATTTCAGCGAGTGAGCTGGCGCGAATCTTAAGCATTTGCTAAAGCCTCAGTTACTTGTTTTTCTTGTGCTTGTGTAAGTGTGAACGTATCACGCAACTTTTCTGTTGTGTATTCACCTGCAAGAATCTTGTCAATTGCACCTTGTAGACGTTTAGCGTCTAGCGTTGGTTTTTCTTCTTTAGCAGGTCTGCTGGCGCGGTTTCCATCATCATCTTCTGGTGCAATACCACAAGCAGCCATCAAAGAGTAACGGCGACCATAAGTCAGCGCAGAAGCATATCCTTGTGGGTCTTTCTTGGTTGCAGGAAAGTGAACAATTCCGCACTCAAGCATTTCGCCTGATTCGTGGACAAACACAGTTTCGACCATGATGCCATCTGCACAGTCATAGTTCTTTTGCAAAAGGAAAATGCCGTTATTATTAAGCGCGTCAATCACAGCTTCAACACAAGCCGACAAGTCAGCGTAGCGTGAACGAAAGTGTGGATTGGTAGAAGTTTTGAGTGCAGGGCCAAATTCACGTTGTGCTTTGACCAAAGCGGTTGCGATGTTTTTCATTGTTTGCTCCAAATTTTTTTACAAGTTACATATAAAAGATAAAACCAAACCCAAATTGGTGAAGTAAAAAGCAATATGCAAAATACAAAACAATCAGAAATCCATTCAATTTTTTCAATGTGTGGGGTTTTCATGATTAACCCCAAAGTTGTGAAACGACAAAGCCAGCGGCAAAAGCGCAAGCAATGTAAACCCAGAATTCAGCCTGTTGGCTTGCATCGGATTGATGTGCTTCTAACCATTCCCAACGCTGACGAGCTTTAATAGCGTCATAGGTGTTTGGGTAGGCTTCTTGCATAGTGCGTGGGTAGGTGCGGGTTGTGTCGTTAAGTTTCATATCAGTTCCTTAAAGTACCGCTTGCGTTGCGCTACGGGATGACTGAACTATAGCAAACTAGACAGCAAAAAACCAACAAATCAAAAATATTTTTTCATGTGTTGTATTTTTGTCAATTTCTCTATACACTTCAATCATGGACATTCAAACAATTATCAACAAGGTAGGCTCACAGAGTGAGCTTGCAAGGCTTCTTGGCGTAAGCCGTGGGGCTGTGTGGCTGTGGAAGCGTGATGGAATTCCTCAGTCTCGTGTCTGGCAACTCCAGGCGCTCCATCCAAAACTTTTTAAGGAACTGAAATGAAAAAAGCAATCGCAATCATCTTAGCTACGTTGTCAATCAGCGCCAGCGCACAGATGTACACACACACCTACAACCAAAATGGTCGCACCATGACTTGCACGACAAGCTGTTATGGCAACGGTCAACAATGCACTACGAGCTGCTTCTAATGAGTTACGCAGAATATGAGATGAAGATAGTGCAGTGGGGAGAGAAACGCGGTATCGTGCAAAACTCCACCCCTGCTGCCCAAGCTATCAAGACCCAAGAAGAACTAGACGAGCTGATTGACGCTATCCGCAACAACGACAGAGCGGCTATGGCTGATGCCTATGGGGACATACTCACAACTTTGATTATGGGATGTGCTTGCGCTGATCTTGATTTAGTTAGTTGCTTGGAAGGTGCGTATAACGAAATAAAGGACAGGCGCGGTCAACTTAACGCTGATGGTCTTTGGGTAAAAGAGGTATAATTTTTTGAAACAGGGCTAGGCACGAAGTCATGAGCGTGCCGAAAAGCGAACCTCCCGCCTGCCTGCGTTTCTTTTCTTGGAGGGTTTGCGAGGATGCCTTATGGCTACAAAAGTCGATATATGGATGCCGCTATACATTGCGGATTACTTGTCTGCCACTTCACGGCTGACTACTGAGCAACATGGAGCTTATTTGCTCTTGCTGATGGACTATTGGAAAAGTGGTGCGCCACCAGACAATGATGCAGTCCTTGCTCAAATAACAAAACTTTCACCAGATGCTTGGGCTAATGCTCGGACTATGCTTGAGCCATTCTTTGAAATACAAGATGGAGCATGGTTTCAACCTCGCGTTGAGAACGAGATGGCAAAAGCAAATCACAACAAACAAGCTAATAAAGAGCGTGGTTTGAAGGGTGCACAGGCTCGTTGGGGTAATAAAAATGCTCCAAGCATAGTCGAAGCATACTCGGAGCAATGCTCGGCAGATAGCACATCACCATCACCTTCATCTTCAAAGAATACAAAAATAGAGAAAGCAATTGTCATTGCTTGCCCTTCTGATGTTGACCAACAAGTTTGGTCTGATTGGTTGCAACTTAGGAAAGCCAAGAAAGCATCTGTAACAGAAACGGTGCTTAAAGGCGCCCGATCTGAATCTGTGAAGGCTGGAATTCCATTAAACGAATTTTTGGAAATCTGGTGTTTGCGTGGTTCGCAAGGATTGGAAGCATCTTGGATTAAACCTGATGAACGCAACAGGGCTTTGAGTAAGGCTGGTCAAACAACTCAAACAGTAATGTCTGGCCTAACTCGTGGACTGATTGGAGGGAATGGAAATGCAAAACTCTTACTCAAATAAAAGTTGTACTGAGGCAGAAGGCTTGGACTACATCTTTGCCTACATGGGTGCAGTTTATGGAGCTGCATTTAGTCGGCATTGGGATGGTAGCGACCCAACTACTGTCAGAGCAGTTTGGGAAGAAGTTGTAAACGTTCATTTGACTAGCAAGCAGATCATGGACTATGCCTTGGAAAATTTGCCAGCCGATTTTCCACCTTCTGCGATTGCTTTTCGCAACTTGTGTATTGATGGTGTTATGAAGAACAAAAAATCTGATCGTGACCCTGCTTTACTTCAGATTGAGCAAGACAGCAAACGCGCTGTCAAACCAAATGCAGAGGTTCAGGCAAAGATTGCTGAGTTGCTCAAAGGCAACAGGTTATGAATTTATTGCAAGCAAGGCAAATTCTTGATGAACTAAAAGATAATTTGTCTTATAATCTAGACACAATCAACAAAGCACTTGAGTTAACAGGCGACTTAGATGGATTTCAACCAAGTATTCGAGCAACAAGTGGAGCATCTGACAAAGATGGCTTTACAGAAGGGCTGGATTGCTTACGCGAAACAAAGAGCGCAAGAGCTTGAAAAAGACCCGTCAGGTTTGTGGGTTGGGTTGATTGATGCAGTACGAGAAAGACTAGATGAACGTAAATGAAAGGATATGAGATGACACAAGATGAAATCATTAAGATCGCTAGACAGGCTGAAATCGGCGTATTTCGGCATGGAATTGTTGATTGTTCACTTAAAGAACTTGAAGCCTTTGCCAAACTGGTAGCAGCTAAAGAGCGTGAGGCGTGTGCAAAGTATGTTGAAGGGCTTATGGTTGGAAACCAGCCGCTAACTGTTGTTATGGGCGCTATTGGCGATGGAATCCGAGCAAGAGGTGAAGCATGAAAGACCTCGACACAAAGATCGAAACGATACACAAACGCCGCCATGTAAACGTGGATTTATACGATGGTCACGTTTGGGTTAGCTTGGTGACTGAGGCGGCTCGATGCCATGTTAGCTTGAACATGGAACAGGCCAAGGACATGATTGCAGCTCTGATTCGTATTGTTGATGCAAGTGATAAAACAAAGTCTGTTGATACAAAAGAAACTTTAAAGCTGGCGCGTGAAGCCTTGTCGCACACTGCAACTGACTTGATGCACGAAAACTTTGAAGCAGAGGAAAAAGCACTTTTAGCAATTGACTTTGCATTGGAGAAGCTATGAACTGGCCTTTTCCACCCTATCCACCTGTGCCGTGGACAAAAGCACAAGAACAATCGTATCAACAAGCGCAACGCGCACAACTGCCAGAAAGCCCAATGTAATGACTAAGCAAATTTTGATTGATGAAGACACGGTGAAGCTGGCGCTTGAGGCGTTGGAACACGGGCTGCAATATGTCGTGATTCATTCTGCAAACAAGTACCGCATGGAGTACGAGAAATCCATCACATCCCTACGCCAAGCCATCGCAGAGGCAGAGAAGCAAGAGCAAAAGCAAGAGCCAAAACCTTTTGGATATACTTTAGAAGAAACCATGAAATGTTGGGATTTAGGGTATGCGGCTGCGGTAAAAGCACTAGCCAAGCAAGAGCAGGGTGAGCCTGTGGGTGAGATGCAGTTATCGGCAATTTATGAGGGCATGGTTGTTCCTGTTGTCCCCGTTGAGTTACCAGCTGGAACAAAACTTTACACCACACCACAGCCATCACAACCAAAGCAAGAGCAGAGCGTTAGCGTGAGCACGGAGCACGTGGGTGAGCCTGACTTAGATGCAATCTGTCAAGATTTGCAAGAGAAGACATATACGCAAGCAATGCGAATTGCAGATTTGGAAAAAGATTTGACTGTTTCTTACATACGTGGGCATGAAGACGGCAAAAAAGCAGCCAAGCAAGAGCAGAGCACGGAGTGCGTGGGTGAGCCTGTGGGTGACGGTATTGATGAAGCAGCTTTTTTAGAGCGTTTTCAACAAAACCTAGACCGTGGACACAAACCTTGTCAAACATGTGAAGCACTTGCAAGAACAGTGATGCTTGACCAATCATCGCACGACACAACACCATATGTCCCTACGGGACGGCAACAACGCAAGCCGCTGACGGATGAGCAGATTTACGCTATTCAAACAAGCGCATCATTTACGTGGAAAGGTTTTGCAAGAGCAATCGAAGCCGCCCACGGCATTACAGAGGAGTAAGACATGTTAGACAAAGAAGACGTATCAACAGCAAAAGAAATTGCCAAAGTTTTGCGTGAAAGCAAAGATAATGAACTTGTCGTTGTTGGAAATTTGATTACTGTTTTGCTTGCAGAGCGTGAACAACACTGCACCGCAGCCGTAGGCGAGGATACTCGTAGAGCATGGGTTAAGCTGACGGATGAGGAAATTGATGCCGAGGCAGATAAAGAAGAACAAGCACATGGATTTATTCAAGGTGTTGCATGGGCAGAAGCCAAACTCAAGGAGAAGAACACAAAATGACAAAAGAAGACATGATCGCAATGTTGCGTGGCGTAGGCTGCGATGAAAACACAATAACGGCTATGTCAAACGCCTACGACCTTGGCTTTGAATACGCAAAAGAGAATATGTTGGCTTTGCCTATCGTTAAGCTACCAATGGAGCTTCAATGAGATATGCGGCTAGGGTTGATGCTACGCAAGAACAAATCGTTTCTGCTTTACGCGCTGCTGGTGCTTACGTCTGGATTATTGGCTTACCAGTGGATTTATTGGTTGGCTACAACGGACATACTTGGTTGATGGAATGCAAATCAGGGCCTAGAAAGACTTTAACAAAGCTACAACAAGACTTTTTTGCAAAATGGACTGGTGGTACGTTGTGCAGAGTTGATGGCCCTGAAGCCGCTTTAAGAATGATTGGGGTGATATGACACACGGAATTGAACAAAAGGTATGTGCTGACATTGAAGCGCGTCAACAGCTTGGCATGAACAAGTACGGAATCAGCGTACAAGACAACCCTTTGACGCTGCGCCAATGGCTTGAACACGCTTATCAAGAGTGTTTAGACCAAGCGATCTATCTGCGCCGAGCTATGCAGGAATTGGATAAATGAGCGCACCACAAAAAGCCATTGATTTCATCTTGGCTAACGCAAAGCACTTTGCCGCCGCAAAAGCAAAACGAGTGCATCTTGAAGAATTCAGAAAGTCTAAAAAGGCTTTGCTAATGCGAGATGCAATGCTCAGAGGCATTGAGGCAGCAAACGCACAAGAACGAGAAGCCTATGCACATCCTGAGTATTTAGAGCTTCTGGAAGGATTGGCAAGTGCCATTGAAACAGAAGAAATGCTCAAATGGAAGCTAGAAGCTGCAAGGATGCGGGTTGACGTTTGGCGTAGTGAGGAAGCAACAAACAGAGCAACAGACAAGGCGATGCAATGAGTAAACCCCGTAAAAAATACAAGCCCAAAGGCGTTCGTATGGATGCTTTGTCATGGGTAATCAGCGGATTTAAGAAAGTCGCAGAAGTGCCAGACGCAGGGACTAAGCTGATGATTAAGAACCATGCCTCATTTGATGAAATCCGTGAAGGCAGGGGAGACACATTCCATGTGGACAATCTCATAACAATGGTCAACTGTGCAGAAGCCTTGGCAAAACGCCAGCTAGGTCGTGATTGGCTTGAGGAAATCGGACAAGCCCAAGATGCAATTTATGCGATGGCGCAGCGTGGCGTAAGCGGAAAGAGCTTTGTTTTCACAGGGTTAGAGCTTCAAGCTGTTGAAACAGTTTTGGCTTTGCATGACGAACAGCTACGCAATTGCCCTGTAAGGACTTTAGAGCTTGCACTTGAGGACATTGAGCGAGAATATAAATCAAACAAAATGAGGCGCATTGAGCCTATTTCAGTATGATGATTCCTAAATTCAATTACTTCAGAAGCAAGAAACACCTACAAAACGTGGCTGAACTGCCATGCCAAAACTGCTATATCGAAGGACAAACCCAAGCTGCACACTCCAATTGGGCTGAACACGGTAAAGGCAGGGGAATCAAGGCGAGTGACGAGTTCACAGCCGCTTTGTGTCAAAAATGCCACACGGAACTAGACCAAGGCGCTAGGCTGACAAAAGAACAACGCCGAATGCTGTGGCAAATGGCGTATCAAAAGACTGTTGCAAAGCTAAAAGCTAGTGGAAACTGGCCTTCTGAGCTACAATAAAATATCAGTTGCCTATTCGTTTGTTCATGGCGATTAGGTCTTAAAGGCAGTTCGCTGCCTTCTTTTTGAAAGGCTCTTATGGCTGGATTACTCGCCCCTGCTGCTGAAATCAAAGTTGAAATCGAGGAAATCGAGGCAGAAAAGCCCGTAATCGAAGGCTTGACAGCAGAATCAAACAAAAAAACACGCGATACCTTGGTTGAGACTCAGATGCTCGGCCCTGTCAAGGTTGACGCTCCAAACAGCGAATACTGGCGCGGTCTTGCTAACGTCTGGCGTACATCTCCTGACCAAGCAAAGCGCCGTCTGTGCGCTAACTGCGAATACTTTGACGATGCTCCTGAGACTTTGGAAGCGATGGAAGTCGTGCCAGAGGATGAGTTTGATAAAGATGGCGGTGGTCGTGGTTACTGCGATAAATTTATTTTTGTGTGTCACCACCAACGCACTTGCCGCCAATGGGAAAAAGCTCCTGTGATGAAAGAGGCTGAAGAAGACTAAACATCTTCTTTCCAGTTTCTGTTTTTGATAATCGCATTTATTGTTGATTCAGAAACTTGAAACGCTTTCGCTAATTGTGTTTTTGATACGATCTTATCGTTGAACAAACTTCTAATTGCATTAACCATCCTTTGGTTAAGCAATGATCTGCCATTTCTTTCTTTGGCATACGTTTTGTTTTTGATTGAATCTAGTGTATTTTCATGCGGGCTTCCATAACATAAGTTGCTCACATGATTGTTGTATCTGTTTCCGTCAATATGCCTTACAACCATGCCATCTGGTCGTTTCCCAATGAATACATGAGCAACAAGTTGATGTATGTATAAGGCTTTTTGACCGCTTCCATCAATATCTTTGCAAGATACGCTTAGATATTGTGTTGCTGTATTGAGTTTTCTTAAAACTCGACCATCTTTTTTAATGATTGCAAATTTTCCACTATTGCTAACTTGGTAAAATGATTCATAATTCGGTACTGGCATCCAAACTTCTTCAAGGTCACTCATGAAACTTACTCCTAAAGCCAAAGATAAAGTAGGCAAAGTATACTCTGAATACAAGGCTGGAAAGCTACACTCTGGCAAAGGTGGCCCTATTGTCAAGAGCCAAAAACAAGCGGTTGCTATTGGTTTAAGTGCTGCTAAAAAAGCAATGAAGAAAAAGTGATTCCAAAGCGGCTTCACTTTGTTTGGGTCGGTGACGAATCCAAACGACCAGATCACTGCATTGAGACTTGGAAAACCCTGAATCCTGACTATCAGATTAGGATTTGGGGCAATGCAGACCTGAAAAATACAAAATGGTTCAATGCCAAACACATTCAGGCAATGGCTAAACACGAGCTTTGCGGTGTTGCTGACCTGATGCGTTACGAAATCCTATACAACGAAGGCGGAATTACGCTAGATGCTGATTCTGTCTGCCTTGCTACGTTAGAGGATTGGCTACTAAAGCCCGATGCTTTCGCGCATTGGGAACAGGAAACCCGCAGACCTGGTCTAATTAACGTCAGCGTCATGGGTTCAATCCCGCAAAATCCCTTCTTTGGTCAATGTATTGAAGACCTAAGAGCCAAGGAAACCGTCACTGATAAACGAGCATGGGAAACAACAGGCCCACTCCATATTACTGAGGTCTACCAACGCACAGAGTACCCACTGACTGTTTACCCTTCGCACTATTTCACAAGAGATCACTTCTCAGGATATAGATACGAAGGCAACGGTCATTGTTTCGCTACCCAATTTTGGGGTTCTACACAAGGCTATGAAAGGGCTGAAGAATGGAAGATTTGATTGAAAACCGTGATGGTTGGTGGTGGCCCAAGGCTGACGTTGAAGCGTGGAACTGGATTCCTCGTGAAATGCAAGCTATTCCAGAGCTGGTTAAGTGGGTTCCTAAACGTGGTTTGGTTATCCATGCTGGCGGCAATTGCGGTGTTTGGTCAAAGATTTATTCTCCTTTGTTTGAGAAGGTCGTGACTTTTGAGCCTGATGACGTTAACTTTGAGTGCTTCAAGCGCAATGTAGACGAGCAAAACGTGGAAATCTACAAGGCTGGTCTGTCTGACAAAGCTGGTTTTTGCCGCATGGTTGAAGGCGATGGCGAGAAAAATGCTGGTGCGCTTCAAATCGAGGAATCCGATGAAGGCATCCCAATGATGACTATCGACAGCCTAAATCTTGACCCTGATTTGCTTCAGTTAGATGTGGAAGGCTTTGAGGAAAACGCACTCAAAGGCGCAAAGAAAACCATCATGCGCTCACGCCCAATCATCATTATTGAACAAAAGAAGCTAGGCAAAAACGGCATGACAGACCCCGAAATTGCTATAATGATTCAACGAATGGGCTACTTCTTTGCTGAAAGAGTGTGGTCTGATAACGTCTTTATTCCTGTGGAATTGGTATGAAGCGCGGAAACGAATCATTTTCTGGTTATAACAAACCAAAGCGGACACCAAATCACCCAACCAAGAGCCATGCGGTTCTTGCCAAAAGTGGTGACGAGGTGAAATTAATCCGTTTTGGTCAACAAGGCGTTAAAGGCAGTCCTGACGGGACAAAGCGCAATGAAGCGTTTAAAGCTCGTCATGCTGAAAACATCGCCAAGGGCAAAATGAGCGCTGCATATTGGGCGAACAAAGTTAAGTGGTAGAATAAACCCGTCTGGGCAGCAATTGCCCTTTCACCAAGCCTAAAAGGAAGTGAAGTGGAACGAAAATTAGTATGGCGCAATGTCGCCGACCTGATTCCTTACGCAAGGAACTCGCGCACACATTCTGACGAACAAATCGCTCAGATCGCTGCATCAATCAAAGAGTTTGGATGGACTAACCCAGTTCTGACCGATGGCGACAACGGCATAATTGCTGGCCACGGGCGTTTATTGGCTGCTCGCAAGCTAGGGCATACTGAAGTCCCAACTATTGAACTAACTGGCCTTTCCGAGGCTCAGAAGAAGGCTTACATCATTGCCGATAACCGCTTGGCGCTAAATGCAGGGTGGGACAATGAAATGCTGAAGCTGGAGTTTGACCAGTTGGCAGAGCTTGGCTTTGATTTGGAATTGACAGGTTTTAGCCTTGATGAGATTGATGCGCTAAACCCAGTGGAGTTGAACGAAGGCTTAACGGATGAGGATGAAGCCCCACCGCTGCCGCCTGAACCAAAGACTAAGCCTGGTGACATCTACAAATTGGGCAAACACCGCCTTATGTGCGGCGACAGCACCAGTATTGAACACTTAGAGCGCCTTTGTGACGGTCAAGCTGTTGATATGTGGCTCACAGACCCGCCTTACAACGTGGCGTATGAAGGCAAAACAAAAGACAGCCTTACGATTCAAAACGACAGTATGGGCGATGATCAATTCCGTCAGTTCTTGCGCGATGCTTACGTTGCTGCCGATGCCGTAATGAAGGCTGGTGCTGTTTTCTATATTTGGCATGCAGATTTAGAAGGCTACAACTTCCGAGGCGCAGCCCAAGACGCAGGTTGGAAAGTTCGCCAATGTCTTATTTGGAAAAAGTCCAGCATGGTAATGGGTCGCCAAGACTATCATTGGAAACATGAACCTTGCTTATATGGTTGGAAAGAAGGCGCAGGCCACCTTTGGGCAACAGATCGCAAACAAACAACTATTTTGGAGTTTGAGAAGCCTTCCCGCAACGGTGAACACCCAACTATGAAGCCTGTTGCTTTGTTTGAATATCAAATGCTTAATAATACAAAGGGTGGAGATCTTGTTCTTGATTCGTTTGGTGGTAGCGGAACAACACTAATAGCCGCCGAAAAGAATGGTCGTATTGCTCGATTGATGGAGCTTGATCCAAAATATTGCGATGTAATCGTAAAACGATGGGAAGAATTTACTGGTAAAAAAGCAGAACTAGTGGAGGCTTCTGATGAAGGTTCTACCGTCTAAACGTTGGATTGTTGTATTTGCTCACGATGGGCAGCCAGTAGAAGGCTGGATGTATGTTCATAAGCACAAAGCAGAAGAACAGGCATCTAAAGCAAAGAATGGTGGAAAGTTCAGAGTTGAGCAGGTTTGCATTATTAGTGCTGAAACAATGGATGAGCTTTTAGCACTAGCTGGTACAAAATAAGTATTAAGATTCGGAGTTATAAATATGTCGCAAGGAATCTTGTTTAGACCAACTGAAGAAGAGCGAAAGAGAGTTCAGGCATTAGCAGGCTATGGAGTTCCTCATGAAAATATTGCAGCGCTCATTGGCGAAGACGGAATTGACGCTGATACGCTGAAAAAACACTTCAGAAAGGAACTTGCGCAAGGTAAAGCAAAAGCCAATGCTCGTGTTGGCCAGACGCTATTTCAAAAAGCAACTGGTGGAGATACAACAGCAGCGATTTGGTGGTCAAAGACGCAAATGGGCTGGAAAGACACGCAAGCACATGAAATCAGCGGCCCTGATGGTTCTGCTGTTAAGGTTCAATGGGCACAATAATCATTCCTTACGCGCCTCGCGAGCATCAATTAGAGGTGCATAACAGTTTAGAGGAGCATCGCTTTTCTGTTGTTGTTGCTCATCGCCGATTTGGAAAAACTGTTGCTGCGCTTAATCACATTATCAAACAGGCGATTTTGAACACAAAGGAGAATCCAAGATATGCCTACATTGCCCCAACATACGGACAAGCAAAGCGGGTTGCTTGGGATTACCTTATCAAATACACCCAACCGCTCGGGGCTACTGTCAACATCGCAGAATTACGAGTCGACTTTTGGGGAAGACGAATCCAGCTATACGGCTCGGACAATCCAGATTCCTTGCGCGGACAATACTTTGACGGATGTTGCCTTGACGAAATTGGCGACCAAAATCCTGTAATTTGGACTGATATTGTTCGCCCTGCGCTTTCAGACCGTCTTGGATGGTGTCTGTTTATTGGTACACCAAAGGGACACAATCATTTCAAAGATTTGAGAGATCGCGCAGAAAAAGAGCAAGATTGGGTATTGCTTGAATTCAAGGCAAGTGAAACTGGCGTAATTGCCGAGTCTGAACTGAACGCTGCTCGCTCTGAAATGGGGGAAGACAAGTACCTGCAAGAGTTTGAGTGTTCGTTTAACGCTGCTGTTGAAGGCTCTTACTATGGCCATTTGATAAATGAACTTGAAGCTAAGAACCACATTCAAGAGTTTCCAAGGGATGACCTTTGCAAGACTATCACAGCATGGGACTTAGGAATGGGTGACTCTACGGCTATCTGGGTTGCTCAATTGGTAGGCTCAGAGATCAGGCTCATCGACTATTACGAAAACAACGGTGTCGGTCTGGATGTTTACGTCAATTGGCTAAGAGAAAACTCATGGGACAAAGCCGAGCATATCTTGCCGCATGACGTACAGGTAAGGGAATTAGGTACTGGTCGCAGTCGCCTTGAGATGCTTCAAGAAACTGGTTTAAACATCCAAATCGCCAAACGGATGGGCGTTGATGACGGGATTCAGGCAGTCCGTAGGATTTTGCCAAGGTGCTGGTTTAACGTGCCAAAGGTCAAGATTGGGCTGGATTGCCTAAGAAACTACCGCCGTGAGTACGATGAAAAACGAAAGATTTTCTATGACAGACCGCTTCACGACTGGTCTTCACACGCTTCTGACGCTTTCCGTTATTTAGCTATTGGATTGAATGAATCTGCAAGCTCGTGGGATAAGCCACTAAACCAACCAAAGAAATGGATAGTCTGATGTACTTTATGAAACAGGGCGATATTGCCGATAAACGCAGAATTGATGCACTTGAGCGCAGAATTGACTTGCTCGAAAAGGCTTTTGAAGTATTACAATCAGAGCAACGCCCGAAAATGGGTAGGCCACCAAAGGTAAAAGATGAGCCAAGACAAACTGAAAGCGATCATCTCGGCTGAGATTGATAACTCCATCGGATTCTTAGAAACCGAAACCACTCAACAACGCACAGACGCAATTCAAGCCTATTTGCGTGAGCCATATGGCAACGAGGTACAAGGTAAGTCATCCATCGTTACTGGCGAAGTCGCTGAAGCTGTGGATGGCGCTTTGCCACCATTAGTGCGTATCTTCTCGTCAAGTGACGAAGTGGTACGGTTTGACGCTCGTGGCCCACAAGATGAAGCTGGCGCTAAACAAGCTACTGAATACTGCAATTGGGTGTTCATGCGTGACAATGACGGTCTTATTGTCATGCACGATTGGTTTAAAGATGCGCTCTTGCAAAAGGTTGGCGTAGTTAAAGCCTATTGGGAAGACAAAGAAGACGTTACTAAAGAAAAGTACCGTGATTTGTCTGACGATGAACTGGCAATGCTTCTTTCTGACGAGACTATGGAAGTAGTCGAGAAAGAGGTAGTCGAGAACGAAATGCTAGACCCGATGGGTAATCCAGTGCTTGACCAACTTGGTCAGCCCGTGATGTATTCGTCTAACAGCGTCACCGTTCAAAAGAAAAAGAAGTCTGGTCATGTGGTTGTTGAAAACATCCCACCAGAAGAATTCTTGATCTCCAAGCGTGCCAAGCGCAGCCCTGAAGACGCTCCTTTTGTTGCACACCGCCGTTTAATCACTCGTAGCGATTTGATCGCAATGGGCTTTGATGCTGACGTGGTAAATGGCTTGCAATCGTCTGATTCGTTGACTTTCTCGCCTGAATATTTGGCTCGCGTCAGCAATGGTGAAAACCCTGATGATGGTCAAAGCCTTGACGAAGCCATGCAAACCATTGAAGTGTTTGAGTGCTACGTTCGTGCTGACATTGACGGTGATGGCATCGCTGAACTGCGTCAAGTCTTCTACGCATCAAACGAGATTCTGAGCGACGAGGAAACTGACTATGTGCCGTTCCACTCTCTCTGCCCAATTCCAACGCCTCACAAGTTCTTTGGCGAGTCGATGGCAGATCGCACAATGGACATTCAGCTTATCAAGACCACTCTGACACGTCAGATTCTTGATAACCTGTATCTGACAAACAACGCTCGTGTGACAGCGGTAGACGGTCAAGTAAACCTTGACGATTTGCTGACTTCAAGTGCAGGTGGCGTGATTCGCGTCAAGACGCCTGGTGCTGTGAGCCAATTGAATGTGCAATCAATCGCAGGTCAAACATTCCCATTCTTGCAATACCTTGATTCTGTTCAACAGAAACGCACTGGCGTAACTGAGGCAAGCCAAGGCTTAGACCCATCTATCCTGCAAAACGTTACTGCTGCTGCTGTTGCTTCTATGCAACAAAGCTCTGCTGGCAAGATTGAGATGATTGCTCGAATCTTTGCTGAGACAGGCGTTAAGTCGCTGTTTAAAGGCATCTTGCATCTTCTGTGCAAGTACCAAGACAAGCCACGAATCATCCGTATGCGTGGTCAGTACGTTCAATTTGACCCACGTGAGTGGTCAAATCAGTACGATGTGGACATTAACGTAGGTTTGGGTGCTGGAAACCGTCAAGAGCAAATGGCTATGTTGAACATGGTTCTTGCAAAACAAGAGCAAATCTTGGGTCAAATGGGGCCAGCTAATCCATTGGTGACAATGGGTCAGTATCGCAACACATTGGGCCGTATGGTTGAAGCCGCTGGATTCAAGGATTCTGCCGAGTTCTACAAGTCAATCAGTCCAGAGCAAGATCAACAAATGAGCCAGCCACAGCCTCAACAGCAACAAATGCCGCCTGAAGTTCAAGCGTACATGGCTAAGACTCAGGCAGACATTCAGGCTCAACAAGCCAAGGCTCAGGCTGACATTCAGTTGTCGCAACAAAAAGCCGCTGCTGAGTTGCAGTTGATGCGTGAAAAGAACGCTGCTCAACTCCAGTTAGAACGTGAGAAAGCAGCCGCAAGTCTTCAACTGAAAGAAGAAGAATTTATGGCTGAAGCTCGATTGAAGGCTATGAAGGTAGGTGCAGGTATCACTTCTAATGTGGAGATTCCAGGATGAACACCGCTGAGATTGTTAAAAACCACATAAAGAACAACAAGATTTCAGGCAATGAGATTGGGTTGTTAAATGCAATCCAAGATGCTGTGAAGAATGGATTTGCAGTTACAAAATTCAATGATGTTTTGTTTGTTCACAAAGATGATGGAGAGAATTGTCTTTTTTCTATCATCAATGGCGGTGGCCCTAAACAATACTTAATAGCAATTAAGAAGTTCATTGAATACATCAAAGCTAAAGGTATAAACACTATCTTGATGTATGTTTCTGACGTTGAATCTTCAAGAAAAATTGCTGAAGCTGTTGGACTAAAAGACATTGGCTTTGAACAAACTGGCAACAATTCAGTTGACAATTTATTACTGACTGCGAGGACATAATGGGATGCTGCGGTGGATTCGTAGGAAAACTCGTTGATACGGCAGTCAGTATAGTTACTGACCCTGTTCAAAACGTCAAAGACATGGCGAAAACAATTGACGATATTGTTATTCAGCCAGCTATTGATATTGTTGAAGGTAGTATTGATCTATCAAAAAACTCACTTGAGACCGCTGGAAAAGTAACTGAATCAGTTGTAAAAGGTGATTTAAGTGATGCAGAAGACGAGTTAAAGAGTGGTGTTAATAACATTGATGCAATTCTGAGCGAAACTTACATGGATGTAAGAGACCCGCTAGAGGCCGCTGCTGTTATTGCTGGTAACTATTTCTTGCCAGGCTCAAGTTTGGTTACAAAAGAACTTGTCAGCGAAGGCGCACAAGACATTCTGAACACAAGTGGTGGTCAAAAATTGACTCTTGCTGCTGGTGCTACTGGTGGAGCGCAAGGTAATACAAGCAATTATGGCGAGATTGGAAAAGCAGTAGGAGTAACACCAGACCCTAATGCTGTTGGTGGCGTAACTGGCCCTGACAATATTGACGTTGGTGGTGGTTGGAGTCCTGCTGATGGCGCTACTGCTGCTGAGTTAGAGGCTGCACGAGTTGCCTTAGAACAACCTCCAGTTGAGACAGTGCCAGTTGAAACGCCACCACCAACTGTTGAACAAATCACTAGCGATATTGCTGCTGACAACATTGATGCTGGCGGTGGCTGGAGTCCTGCTACTGGTGCTACTGAGGCTGAATTGGCTCAAGCTAAAGCTGCAATGGCATCTAATGGATGGACATTAAAACAAGCATTAGACGCTGTTCGTGCTGGTTTACTGGTTAATTCAATTACTGGCGACCCACTTGGACTTGGCGATAGTGGTGGCGGTGGCGGAGCAACAGGCCCAACAGGATTTGCACAAGTTCCAATACCTACTGAGTGGAAATCTCCTGAGTACAGCTACACTCCAGTTCAAAATGTCACGTTTGAAGACTTATTCCCTGGTGTTTCGCTGCAAGGTACACAATGGCAAGGTTTACAAAACGTACAGCCGAACATGAGCTTTAATGACATTTTCGCGTCAGGTATGCAACAAACGCCAATGGGTTCGCCTGTTGACATTAACCAAATCGTGAGTGCAATCGTTGGACAAAACGCAAAAATCTAAAAATCTTCTCAATGACGACTTTTTTAAAGGTGAGATTGAAGCCTTAAAGTCAATTGAGATGCAAAAAATCATTCATTCACAGCCTCACCAGGTTGATGAAAGAGAAGTTGCGTATATGAAAATAAACGCATTACAATCCGTTCTAGGGCACTTTGAATCTTTGGCTGCGACTAAGCAGATCAACGATAAAAAGTGGAAAATCCTGTAACCCGTGGTCTACGGTTTAGACTGACAATTTGGGAATCAAATGAGCGAAAACACGACACCGCAAGGTAGTGGGCCGCTGACGGTGGACACAGCCGCAGCAGCATTTCTAGGCATGATGGATGCAGCAGAGGGAGCCGAAGGCCAACCTGAAACTGAGGAAACAGTCGAGGAATATGTTGAGGAATCTGAGTCGGAGTTGGTAGATTCTGAAGAAGCTGACGAACAGCCTACGCGTAAATTCAAGGTGAAAGCCGCTGGAGAAGACCGCGAAGTAACTGAGACTGAGCTTATTGAGGGCTACCAATTAGGCGCGGATTACACCAAAAAGACCCAAAAACTTGCTGAAGAACGCAAAGCGGTGGAAGCCGAACGAGCGAAAATTCAGGAAGCGAACAAATTAAGAGATCAGTACGCCCAACGTCTGCAAATGATGGAGCAATTTCTCCAGCAACAGAACAAAGGTGAAAATCTTGAGGCTTTAAAGGAAGTTGACCCGATCGGTTATGCCGTGAAGGTGGCTGAACAGGCACAACGAGAGAAACAGTTAGCAATTCTGCAACAAGAGCAGCAACGCATTGCACAACAGCAACAAGCCGAGCAATCTGAGCGTTTGCAAAGTCATCTCGCTGAAGAAAGTCAAAAATTGACTAGCCTTATTCCTGGTTATGGCGACCCAAAGCAAGGCGATCAAATTCGTAAGGATATCCGCGAATACGCCAAGTCTGTTGGGTGGAGTGACCAAGAGCTTGCAAGTTTGTACGATTCTCGCGCTGTTTTGAATCTGTATCATGGTATGAAGTACCAACAACTTCAGAGCAAAAAGCCTCAGATCACTAAAAAGGTTGAAGCTGCTCCCAAGATGTTGAAAGCTGGCACTTCTAATCCACGAAATGCAGAAGCAGAACAAAACAAAAAACTGCACTCGCAGTTGCGTAAAACTGGCAATGTCCGTGACGCAGCTCGAGTATTTGAAAAATTCTTGTAATAGGAGCTAAAAATGGCTACATATCAAACCTACCAATCAATCGGTAACCGCGAAGACTTGTCTGATGTTATTTATGACATTAGCCCAACCGACACCCCATTGTTGAACACTTTGGCTCGTGCTAAAGCTACTGCTGTTTACCACGAATGGCAAACTGACAGCTTGGCCGCTGCTACAACTGCCAACGCTGCTGTTGAAGGTGCTGACGCTTCTGACGCAACTATGTCGCCCACAACTCGTTTGGGCAACTACACTCAAATCGTGCAAAAGACCATCAAAATCTCTGGCACTTTGGAGTCTGTTGACAAAGCTGGTCGTAAGAGCGAAAAGGCTTACCAATTGAGCAAGGCTTCTGCCGAACTCAAGCGCGACATTGAAACCATCTTGACTGCCAACCAAGGCAAGTCTGCTGGTGATTCGTCTACTGCTCGTACTTTGGGCGCAATGTTGTCTTGGATTAAGACCAACACAAACAAGTCTTCTGGCACTACCGCTGGTGTTGACCCAACTACTGCTGGTACTTCTACCCGCACTGATGGCACTCAACGCGCTTTCACTGAAACCATCTTGAAAGATGTGATTCAGAAGGTTTACAGCTCTGGTGGCAACCCCAAGATTTTGATGGTTGGCCCATTCCAAAAGCAAGCTGTGTCTGCTTTCGCTGGTATCGCTGCACAACGTTTCATGGCTCCTTCTGATGCTCCTACGACCATCATCGGTGCTGCTGACGTTTACATGAGCGACTTCGGTACGATTTCTGTTGTGCCTAACCGCTTCATGCGTACTCGTGATGCTCTGGTGCTTGACCCAGAATACGCAGCAGTTGCTTACCTGCGCCCATTCGCAACAAACGAATTGGCTAAGGCTGGTGACAGCGAGAAGACTCAGATCATCGCTGAGTTGACTCTTGAGATGCGCAATGAGGCTGCTCATGGCATTTGCGCTGATTTAGCAACTTCTTAATCAAACTGGGGGGCTAATCACCCCCCTTTTCTTATGCGCGAAATAGCAAATCAAAACGGCAAATTAACAAACTTTCACGATCTTGATGGAAAGTATTTCATTGAGACACAGCAAGACATTAGTGGAATCATTGAGAGCAACAAAGCTCAATTCAATGCCATTGATGAAAAAGCTAAATGGGGTGAGTTCACAAAGGTAGCTAGTCTGCCAAACGCTCTGATTGATGACTTGAACAAACAAGGCATCATGCGTGGTTTTGCTGTGATGGATGAAAAAAGATTTCGAGCCTTCTTGAATCACCCTGATAATCGGTTCTTTAGAACTCGCCCAGGACAGTTATGAAGGTTGCTATTTGCGTTCCATGCCGTGACACCGTAATGACGGGTTTTGCCTTTGACTTGGCGAAACTTTGTGCTTATGAAGGTGTTACTCGGTGCGCTAAAGGCGGCTCGTTGATGATCTATCAAGTGCCTGGCACATTGATCTTTAATCAACGCGAACGACTTGCAGAACAAGCAATCAAGGATGGCGCTGACGCTATTCTGTGGATTGACTCTGATATGCGTTTCCCAAAGGATGCGCTTCAGATTCTCTTGTCTCGTAAGTTGCCTATTGTTGGAGTAAATGCTACAACTCGAAGATTTCCATGTTTACCTACTGCTTTGGACATTGACCAAGAGAATAATGATCTCGTCAAGGTGACAAGCAAGGACAAAACAGGGTTAGAGCAAGTTATGGGCGTTGGTTTTGGAATGGTTCTTATCAGAAAAGAAGTATTCCAAAAGACAGAAAAACCTTGGTTTTGGTTTGAACAGACCGACAAAGGTGGGACAATCGGGGAAGATATTTACTTCTGTGCAAAGGCGTTTGACGCTGGTTTTCAGACTGTTGTAGACCACGATCTTTCAAAGCACATTAGGCATATCGGAACTTATGAATATGGTTGGGATGATGTATGAGCATTGCCAGTTACTCAGAATTGCAGACAGCGGTAGCTAGTTATCTGGCGCGTACAGACTTAACTAGCCAAATCACCGATTTCATTCGGTTTGCTGAACTGCGTTTGCGCCGTGAGTTGCGTATCCGTCAAATGTTGAAGTCTGTGACGACTACAACAACAAGCGGTGATTCAACTGTTGAATTGCCTAGTGATTTCTTGGAGATCAGGGACTTTATTGTTTCGACAAATCCAGTTCAACCTTTGACCTACTCAAGCCCATCTGCGTTTAGTCGTAACGCTCGAACAACTGAAAGCGGTAAGCCGCTTGATTACACGATCTTGGCTAGTGAGTTCCAGTTGGCTCCTATTCCTGATTCAGCATATACAGTGAAATTGCTGTATTACTCTGCACCTGAAT